ACCCCGTGCTGAACAGGAAGGTGAATGAACTATTGCGGGCAATGCACGGAGATGTGTTTGCATTAATCGTCAACGGTATTTATAGCGAGTGGGCCGTTGGCAATGAGAAGCACCATGCGTTATTTAATTTGGCTTTCGGCAAGAATGCGAACCGATTGCCACAACTGGCACTCAACAGGTATCTGGCATCAAACATTGCCGCACGGGATGCATTTGCGGGTAGGATAGAGAACGGTTTGAACCTGAGCCAAAGAATATGGAGAAATACCAACCAGTTCAAACAGGAGCTGGAGCTCGCTTTGGAATTTGCGGTGAGCAAAGGGCAATCGGCAAAAACAACGGCTGTTCAGATAGGCAGGTACTTGAATAATCCCATAAAGCTGAGAGAGAATGTACAAACCCGTTTTGGTGAACAGAGGCTGCTGGATGCGGTGGACGTATCGAGACCCAAGGCGGGCATGTATAAATCGAGCTACAAGAATGCTTTGAGGCTGACGCGCAATGAAACTAATTTTGCCTACGAAACGGCTCAACAGATACGGAGACAGCAGCAGGATTTTATAGTGGGTATAGATATTAGCGTTGCTCCGAACTACGACAGGGAATTGGATAAGGGAGGTATCGTATGTGCTGACTTGCAGGGGCGATACCCAAAGGATTTCGATTTCTCGCAAAAATGGCATGTAAACTGCAGATGCGTTGCGACCAGCATTTTGAAAACAAGACGTGAGATGGATATGGATGCTGACAATCTCATTCGTGGAGGTGAGCCAAGTGCAGCGAGCGTTAACACAGTGAGGGAGGTCAGCAACATGGAGTATATTAACGAGGTTAAGGAGTTAACAAAGAATTGGAAACGCAAACCGATATGGCTAACGAATTTGAATTGATGAAAAAAGTATCAATAAATATGGCTACCTACCCGAAGACCCGCAGGTACTGCAAACAGGTTTTGGATGGGCTGGTGGACGTGAAGTGTGATATTGTCAGGGTGTACCTGAACGAGTACACAGAGATTCCCGATGAGTTTCCTAAGGGCGACAAGTTCCACTACCATTTGGGCGATGAGAATATTATGGATTCGGGCAAGTTCTACTTCATGCAGCCGAACGAGTACTATTTCACGATTGATGACGATTTACTCTATACACAGGAATATTTTAGGAAGAGCCTAGAGTTTATGAAAGAAACGGGGGATGTGGCAGTAACGACTTTTGGAAAGGTGCTAAAGCCGCAGCCCCGGCACTTCGTGGACGTAGAAATGGTGGTATCGTGGCGGGATGACGTAAAAGATAATTATATCTGCAATGTGGCGGGGACGGGTCTGTCTCTATTTGACACAGATAAAATATACTTCAACTCAAACTACTTCAAGCACCACGGCATGACCGATTTGGAGGTTGCAAGGATATTCCAAGTGAGGCAGTTCCCTATTATTTGCCGAGCGCACGAAGCGAGTGAAGTGAAGTATTTAGCCGACGATTTCAAGGAGACGTTATGGGATAGGCGGGAAGAACTGGTTGAGAAGCATGACGAAATATTGCGCTCAGTGCCCGAATGGGCCCTATTTGAACACAAGCGGGTGCTATGGCTCACGAACTATATCCACGACACGCTTATAAATGATGAGAAAATAACCCGAAGCGGGCAATACCTTTGGATTAGGTCAATGGGCGCAGACGTGAGGCGTTGGGCGCAAATAAGGGATAAAGAGAGCATAAATGATTACGATATAATCCACATGAACCTTGCCCCGAACGACCTAGACCTAGCGTTGGAGGTTCGCAGCATTTTGGGCGAAAAATCTAACACGAAGCTGATTTGTCAGGCAGACCACGGGGTTGACGTTATGAATGGGGTGTTCAACTTTCAGCTATTCAAGCAGGCGGTCAACGCAGCCGACTACGTCATAGGCGTTGAAGAGATGCAATGCAGGATGTTGAGGTTCTTGACCCAAAAGCCCGTGATTGAGATTAACAACCCCGTTGACGTTGAGTTCGTGAGGGGAGTGCAGGGATTAACTCAAGAGAATAGGGTGGGCGTGATTTCACATCGCTACCAAGCGCACGAGGCGTATTTGTGTCAGGCATTTGATAGGCTGTGTGTTCCCGTTGACCTGTTGGCGTATCAGGGTCAAGACGCCATTAGGCTGATGAAAACCTACGACACCATATACGGCGATACCGACTATTTGAACTTCCTGAGACTTCTAACGAAGTACAAGGTTCTGGTTGACGGGCATTTGAGCTACTCGATTGGCAGGGTGTGCATGGATGCAGCCGCTTTGGGTATTCCGATGATTTGCAGCGAGCGGAGCGAAACGGCAAAGGTTCTATACCCACATACGCTGGTTAATCCCTATGACGTTGGGGAGATAAGAGAGTTAACCGAAAGGTTATTGAATGATATAGTATTCTATCACAACGTGGTCAGCACAGCATTGGAGCGGGTGGCAGAATTTGATATGTTTAAAACTAAAACGAGACTGTTGAATCATTTGAGCAACGATTGATTATATTTACAAAATTGGACAAACCAAAAAAACTTGAATTATGAGGGACAAAATCCTAGAAACACTGAAAGGCGCACGTGAGCAAAACTCACAGGTAAGCGACCGCACGTTGGAGGGGCTGGCAGACCAGTACTCCAAATTGATTACCACCGATGAGCAGTTGGAGGCTATGGATGCTAAGGGGCTGCTTGAGAATTTGCAGGGTAATATCAACTTCGTTTTGAAAGGCGAATCTGATAAGCTGTTAGCGAAACATCAAAAGGAGCTGGAGAATTTAAAGGCACAACAGAAAGTTGAGCCGAAAAAAGAACCCGAACCACCAGATAACGATGCAGTAAAAACGCTGCAAGAACAAATCCAACATTTGGCCAACCAAATGAAAGACCTTCAGGAGGGGGCTATCAAAGAGGGGAGGCTGGCAAAGATTCAGAAAGCATACGCAGGAATGCCAAAGGCTCAGGTTGATGTTGAGCTATCCCTTTACGAATCGGTGTACGCTGGCATGAGTACGGACGTGTTTAACTCTATGATTGAGCAGAAAACGGAGGCTAACAAGGCGTTTGTTGATTCTGTAAAAGCGAAAGGGTTGGACTTCACCGTACCCAGCAGGGCGCAGGCACAAGACGACGACGGGCAAACGCCTGTGCTAAAAAAAGCCCGTGAAATGGTTAATAAACAAAACAAAGAGAAATGAGACAAATTCAAACCTATGAGGATGTTCTAACGCGAAAGAACATCATCAACAAGGACAAGGCGTGGGACATTCCTGGGGGTGTGAGCCTTCGGACTTCCAACCTTGTCGCAGGGAACTATTTGCCAGAGGGGACTCCCATTTCTGCACCATCAAGCGGCTTGCGCTACGTGTGCAAGCAGGCGGTGGTGGAGAAGGGGTCAACAGCAAAGAGTTTCAAAGTCAAGCAGGGTTCACACCACTTCAAGGCGGGAGACCTTGTAACCCTAGGCAATACGAACGGCACGGCATGGCACATTGCCAGTGTTTCAGCCCCATCAGGGGGGATAGAGAAGATTAACCTATCCACAGCCATAGGCTTCCCTGGCACTTCGCAATCGTTCTTCATCTACGAGGCGAACACGACAGGTACGGGTGCGGCATTGAAGCGCACGCCTGATGCTATCCTAAAGTACCCGATTGAGGTGCCGAAAGACCAGATGGTAATTTTTGGCGCAGATGCGTACACACGTGCTGACGTGGTAGAGGGTGCAATAGGCGATAAGTACCTAGAGCATCTAAAGTTCATTAACGTTGTTAAATATTAAGGGAGGGAATAGACATGGCAAAATCACAACCACTAAGTCCAACGGGTCAACTCTTGACCATCGAGGATATAAGGGCGTTCTACGATGCGAACCCCCTCCCCACGTCTGCCATTGATGTGCATTTCCCACTTTCGCAGACTATGGACGGCTCATGGCGAACGATAACGAACGCTATGGGTGAGATGAACATTGCTGCCGACCCGATTCAAAACAAGTCCAGCATTCCCGTTTCGGGGCGCAGGGGTTACAAGTCGGTTCAGGGTGAACTAGCGACCTTTGGCAAGGCGTTTGAGATGGATGCTGCTGACTTTGAGCGTTGGCATAAATTGCAGGAGAATTTCGCACGTGCTCAGAATGCTGATGCTGCAGCTCAACTGCTGGCTTTTTGGGACAACGATTTGGCGAATGTTCGCAGGGCGTTAGAGAATGAGCGCAGGTACTTGGGCTACTCGTTGATTAGTAACGGGTGTTCCTTGGAGTTCGCCGCAGCCAACAGTCCATATTTGGCAGGGCTGGCCGCTATGCAGTACCCAGTCCAGACGTGGCAGAAAGAAAAGACAGGAACTACTTGGACGAACGCTGCTGCAACCATCATTGACGACATCAAGGCGTTCTTCATTGACCTACCCAAATCGAAGGGGATTAGGATTCGCAGCGTCAAAGTGAGCGGCGAGCTATTTGGCTATATCCGTGCGAACACACAGGTAAAGAGCTATTGCGCTACCCTAGTGATGCACCTAATGAGCCAAAACATTCCGCCATCACTGGAGACTGTGAACGCCATGCTAGCCATTTATTTCGGCGTGGACGCTATCCAAATCGAGATAATTGACGACCAGATTACGAGGGAAAATGCTGACGGGTCGTACACTACTTCCAACCCATTCAATTCGATTATGGCTGTGGGTTCGCCCGAGCCAGCCGTGGGTCGATTCGAGTGGAAGCAGATTTACACGGAATCCCCACAGAGGGAGACCTACCAATCGTTCTTCATGGTTGGTTCGTACAAGGAGGAGAAAGATGTACCTTATGGAAAGGTTTACGGCAAGGCGAATGCGTTCCCAGTCGTTGACGCATACTCCCACATGGTATTTTTAAAAACTAATGCAGCTGCTTGGTGATGACGGTGAGTGAAGCCATACACGCCCTAACAGCATACCCCGTTCCGAAAGGTACTGTTTCCCTTATCTGTGCGGGTAGGGGCTTGCAGGCTGATGGCGAGCTGGTGGTTGGCAGGGCGTGGCATTTGGCACGAGCTGATTTGTACATGTGGCTCGCTAAGGCTCCAAACATTCGTGAGCAGGAGGTTGCTATTTCGTTCACAAGCGATGAGCGCAAGGCGTTAATCCGTGAGGCGAATAGCATCTACGATGAATACGGAGAGGGAGGCGGAGGCAAAGTTGGCTATGTAGGTGAAAATTTCAATTCGATATAATCATGGTTGAACTGGGTCGGGAAGGTAGGGGATGT